GGAAAAGGAATAGGAAAAACTATTAGTAAAATACCTATGAAAAAGATTGCATCTACAGGTTCTTCTTTAGGAAAAGGAATAGGAAAAACTGTTAGTAAAATACCTATGAAAAAGATTGCATCTACAGGTTCTTCTTTAGGAAAAGGAATAGGAAAAACTGTCAGTAAAATACCTATGGGAAAGATTGCTAAAGGGACTGCTTCTGGATTGACAACGGGATTAAAATTGGGTGCTACAGCGTTAAGTTTACCGTTTAAGTTGAGACGCGAGCTCAAAGACTCCACGCGTAAACGCAATATTAAAGGGAGAAAAACTAGGCGGAGAAAAAGGAAGGGAATATGAGATCTAAATAATTATTCCGTTAAACTTTTATAAATCATTTATAGTCTATTTATAAATACTTGTATAATGGATATTAATATCACTAATTTCACAGATCAAGAAATAGCAGATATATGTTGTAAATATGGAATAATACAAGCATGTGATTTACATAAATTTTCAAGAGATCAAGTTATATCTGAGATAAACCGCTGGTGTAGATATAAAAAACAATCTTATAGACAAAGATCGAATTCTTCTCCAAATATTTTAAATCCTACAGATGTGAAAACAATTAATCCAACAAGTTCTCAAAATACACCCGGTTTAAAAAGAGTAAATTCGGCACCTATGAATATAAATAAGATGGATTATACGGCTCATGATAGAAAAACTGATCCGCCTCAAGCGAACACTCAATTTCAAAGAGATAGGAGAATGTCAGAACCATTTACTGATAAAGAAAAAGAATATGCGAGAGAAGACCATCACAATAAACAGATGTATAATCAAAGTCAAGTAAATGTTCAAAAACAATTAGAAGATCCAAATATGAAACAATATGATGCTTTGTCAATTTATCCAAAAGTTAGAAGATTAATTGCGATTGGAGATCTACATGGAGATTTAAGGGTCACCTTGATAGCACTGAGATTAGCAAAAGTTATACCGCAGGATATTTTTCCATATAATGTTGATAAAATAAGCTGGTGTGGTGGAGATACTTGGGTCATTCAATTAGGAGATCAGATTGATAGATGTCGCCCAGATTCTTGGAAGAAGAATTGTATTGAAGATTTAAATGATGTTGTTGAAGATGAAGGAAATAATATGATGATTATTCAAATATTCCAAAAATTAGATGCTATGGCTAGAAAAGATGGTGGTCGTGTATTAGGATTACTAGGAAATCATGAGTTAATGAATATTGATAGAGATTTTAGATATGTTTCTCCAGCTGAATTTAAAGAATTTGTTCCCCCCAATGAAAGGGAAAAGAAATATACAGATGATGGATATCCCTATGGATATTATCACAGATTAAAGGTGTTCGAAAGGGGTGGAAATATAGCAAAACATTATGCTCTTCAGAAATCTTCCATTATGATTGTTGGTAAAAATTTATTTGTTCATGGTGGATTAAGTCATGATTTGGTATCAAAATATTCAATTCATGAAATAAATCAGATTGTTAAAAAATGGTTATTAAAACAAAGCGACGAAAAAGAAGATGCTATGTTTAATGAAATATTCAGGGATGAAGATGATATGTCGCCATTTTGGTGTCGTTTATATTCAGAGGAAGATGGATATGGCGAAAATACAGAACAAGGATTTAATAAATTATTAGAGATTATTAATTCCAGAAATAAAAAATTGAGGCCAGTAGAAAGAGTTGTTTTAGCACATACTCCTCAATTTATGGAAGATAGATATATGAATTCTATTTACAATGAAAGATTATGGAGAATAGATGTTGGAATGTCTCGTGCATTTGGACAACATGATGGTTGTGGAGATAATAAATATCGTCAAATACAAGTTCTTGAAATATTAAATGATGAAGTATGTAATAAATTAATGGCTCCTTATCAGGGGAGATTACCCTGTGAGGGTATTGGAGACGAAGCTTCTTTAGCTGCACCCAATTTCTTGTAGTTTATCTAAATCTTTACCAATTTTCCATTATCTACTTTTGGATTCGCTTTACATAAGACAGCTTTACATACTTTTTTATTATCATATTGACAATTATGATTATGGGGTAGTTGATGTTTTACACAAAATATATGACCACATCTACAAGTGAAATTCATCATATTGCATTTTTTGCGACATTCTTTACATCTAATTTTATTCGATGATTTTGTGGATTTTGAAGAGGAATCCATTGTAAGATAACTATAAATATTGTTATTTATTAATATCATCAAATTTATGGAAATTTTACATTATATTTTACAGTAATATGATTATCAACCCCCCTTGTAGGACCTCCCATTATAAATGAATACATTCTCGCTTTCCCCCAAGATTCGGCTGTTTGATTTGGTCTTGATCCTGCTGAGTAATAAGCACCCATTCCTTTCTTCACAACTGCTTTGAGTGCTTTTACAGGTATTCCAGTTTTTTTTGATATCTGTTTGTATGTTTTGACATTTGGACCATATTTATCATGAAATTTCTTAGTCCACCCACTTTCGTGATTTTTAAATGATTTTAATTTTGGTCTTTGAAAATATTTTTTTGTTTTGTAAAGTTTTCTTGATTTTTTTAAAGACCGAATCTGTTTCTTTCTATCGTTTTTTGATAACCCCCCATAATATCTTCTAGGTATTTTTATTGTCTTTTTCATTCTTTATATATATGAACATATATTTTCAATAATATCTATTGGAATTATATCTAAAAATGCGAAAGCTAATTTCTTTTCTTGATTAATAATCTTTATTTCATTATCTATAATACGATACAATTCTTTTCCTACATACATATTCCAACCTGTAATACTGTATTCCTTTTTTATAATTTCGTTTTCGACTAGTTTCTTAATTATTGATTTCAATGAATTCTCATCAATTTTATTTTGATAAGCTATTATTATTCTTTCAATTGCATCTTGTTGATTAATTGTGACAGAACCGAAATAATCTAGCATTAATTATCACTTACAATATAGACTAATAATATAATGATTATAACTATGTAATAATTATCAAATTTAATATCAACTTTTGTAATTTTTTCTCTAGCTTTTTTATTCGATAAGATATCTTTTTTTAACTCTCGATTAACCATATTGTGTATATTGATTAGCCAATCAATTAAATTTTCTTTAGTATCTAGCGCTTCTTCAATAGGATATTCAATGATATTTTTTTGATAATTCATAGCACATTTTTCACAAGGGAGAACTGAAGATAAACTTTTAAAAAATAATGCATAATTATTTCTATCTGTATTTGTAGGTTTTATAGGATAACCCATCGTTACATAGTGTAAAAATTTCCATCCATGTGGCCCCCATATTTCAGGATTAATAGAATTATTCTCCATATATATAATACTAATTTAAAAAAAAGATTAGTTATACTTATAGTATGAATAATTGTAGAAATTGTGGTAAATCTGGTCATTTACAAAACAAATGTAAACAACCTATAATAAGTTGTGGGAATATACTTTTTAGAAAAGATGATAATGAGTACAAGATATTAATGGTATTAAGGAAAGATTCTATTTGTTATATTGAATTATTAAGAGGAAAATATAATTATAATGATAAAAAATATATACAAGTTTTGATAGATAATTGCTCATTAGAAGAAAAAGAAAAATTAAAGAATATAGAATTCTCTGTTTTATGGAAAGAATTATGGATGATCGATAGTGATGAATATTTAAAAAGTAATGATTATAAAAAAGCTTCCATAAAATTTAATCGATTGCGGAAGGGATATAGTAATAATAATGATTTGTATCAGTTAATTAATTTTATTAATAATTCAAAAACAGAATATGAATATACTGAATGGGAAATACCAAAAGGGAAAAGAAAGATCAATGAAACAGATTTGATGTGTGCATGTAGAGAATTTCAAGAGGAAACGGGATACGAATCGAAAGATTATTCTGTTATCAAAAATATAGAACCTATCAAAGATAGTTTCAAAGGTTTAAATAATTACAATTATAAATATATTTATTTTTTTTCGAAACTGTTAAATTATGATAAAGAATTAATCATTGATCAAACAAATCATGAACAATGTTCAGAAATAAAAGATATAAAATGGTTTAATGAAAAAGAATTAGTTGAAATTATCAGGAAACATCACATAAATCGAATCAATATAATCAAAGATATTTTTAAATTCTTGAATGATACATCTGGATTTATTATTTAATATTATTATACTGTTATAATATAATGATAGAATATTTTAAAAAAGATCATTTAAAAGAAATAGATGAAAAAATCGAAGAATGTGTATCAGAATTTGTGAAGCATGAATTTAAAGATTTATATGAATTATACGATAAAATTAAAAAGAAAAATATTAATGTATTATATATAAAATCTAAAAAATTTATTAACTCTAAGGATGATAAATTAGTAAAAAAAATCAATAAAATAAATTCTAAATTTATGCAAGAATGTTTATTAGAAGCAATTCGTATAACAATTGATAAAAAAACAACAAATGATATAAATAATAAACAATCAAAGTTGGTAAAAGAAATAAAAGATTATAAAGTGAATTTTGAATATTATCCTGATATAATTGAAAATGATATATCTGAAAAAATATATTCCAAGAAAGAATTAAGATTACACTCATACAAGAGTGATATAGGAGAAATAGAAGATAAATGTAATCGTAAGTATTTTGAATTAGCACCACATCAGTTATTCCTAAAAAATTTAATATCATCAAATACAAATTATAAAAGTTTATTAATATTTCATGGTGTGGGCGTAGGTAAATCTTGTTCAGCGATATCAATCGCTGAGAATTTCAAAGATATTTATGCGGATCCAGAAAATAGAATAATAATTTTAGCTTCATCAAATATACAGATTGGATGGAGAAAAACAATATTTGATCCTTCTAAGACAGATAATCAATGTACTGGATCAACTTATAGAGATATAGATTCGTCTAAAGAAACAGAATCATATAAAAAAAGAAAGATAAATAAGAAAATAAAAAAATTTTATCAATTGCATGGTTATTCATCATTTGCAAATATAGTGAAAAAACAATTAAAACAAAACAACGGATATATAACAGATCCTTTTGAGAAATTGAAAGCTGATAAAGAATTTATAAATAAAACTTATTCTAATAGAGTTTTAATCATTGATGAAGTTCACAATATCAGAAACAATACATATGAAGATAAAGAAAGCGAAAGAGATACAATACACTATATAGAAATGGTGATAAAATATTCTGATAATTTGAGATTGTTATTACTTACAGCAAATCCAATGTATAATATGGCTACCGAAATCATTTGGATTTTAAATATGCTTTTAATGAATGATAAGAGAAATATAATTTATGAAAATGAAATATTTGATAGCAATAAAAATATTATTGATCCCAAAAAACTGCAAGAAATATCAAAAGGATATGTATCATATTTAAGGGGGGAGAATCCTGTATCTTTTCCTATTAAATTATATCCGCAGCATGATAAATATCGTATTATCAAAAATCCAGGTATAAAAAATGATATGTTTGGATCTCGTATAGATTCGACTTTATCTTTTTTAGAATTATTTTCATCTAATTTGTATGATAATAATGGTTTGACTTTTCAGGGTAAATTATATTTAAATGATATAGAAAAAAGGATACAAAAAGATCTGGGAAAAAAATTACAAATACAAGATGAAAATACATTATTACAATGTTCCAATATTATCTTTCCGAATCCAAATCCAACAGATGAGAGTTCGATTGATGAATTTTATGGAGAGAAAGGTTTAGAATCTTGTTTTACCAGAACAACTGGAGGTATGTATTCTTATAAAAAAGGTGTCCCTGAATTTCTAAGAATAGAAAATAAAGAAGATAAACAAGCTATTCTCAAAAATTACGCATGTAAAATAGATACAATTATTCAAAGTATCAATAAAAGTGAGGGTATTGTCTTCATTTATACAAACTGGATTTATTCAGGAGTCATACCATTAATTTTAGCACTTGAGCAAAATGGATATACAAAATATGATAATAAAAAATATCTTAAAACAAAATCAAAAATAGATCCTATATCTTATTTTGGAAAAACAATGGAAAAATGCAATCAATCTGAAAAGGAAAAATTTAAACCAGCTAAATATATGGTTATAACAGGTGGACAAGATAATCTTAGTAATCAATTAGAAAAAGAATTGAAAATAGCAACTCATTCACATAATTTTGATGGTAAAAATATAAAAATTATTATTGGATCTACAGTTGCAAGTGAAGGTCTTGATTTTAAAAATATCAGATCAATTCATATTCTTGAACCATGGCATAATTTAAACAAATTAGAGCAAGTTATAGGAAGAGGTATCCGCAATTGTTCTCATTTAGATTGGAAAGATTCGAAAGATAGAAATGTGACAGTTTATTTACACACTACAAAATTAAATAATGATAATGAAACTATAGATACATTTCTTTACAGATATTCAGAAAGAAAATCTGTACATATTGGTATTGTTGAAAATATACTGAAAAATAATGCTCTTGATAAATTCTTTTTTAAAACAAATAACAAAATTAATGAGAAAGATATTGAAAAAATGAAAATTAAGCCAGCTCATCGCGATTCAGTAGAATATTTCCATAGACCAAATGATAAAGATTATTCAAGAGTGTGTTCTTTTTTAAAATGCGACGAATACTCTATCCCTAATAAAAAAATTAAAATAAATAATGATACTATTACAACGCAAAATACAAAGCCATTAATTAATGTTTTTAAAAAACGAATCTCAAATTTATTTACACAGTATCCCTTATATACAATCAAAGAAATATTACATAACTTGAACGATTATGTCGAAGTATCGGATTACAAAGAATATGTATTTTATTCTTTGAAAAGTATGATCGTTGATAAATACCCGGTTTATAACTGTAATTATGAGAAAGGATACATTATTAGTCGCGATAATTATTATTTATTCCAACCCTATTATAATGAAGATTCAAATATCCCTATTTATTATCGTATAAACAAAGGTGTTACAAAAAATAATAAATTCATGATATATCAAGATGAAAAAGAAAACTATGATTCAATAAAATTAGAGACTATGAATTATTCAAAAGCTGATATTTTAAATATTTATCATAAAATATTTGACTATCAATGGAATGATTTTGAAATCAATGTTTTAAAATATTTCGATATATATGATACATATAATCTACACAAATACAATTATATTTACGACAGACTTTCATATAAAGAAAAAATAGTACTATTTTACAGTATATTTCAATATATTCACCATGATATAAATTATTTTGATGTAGATCATATGAATATTTTAATAGATATTTTAATGAATAATTTACTTTATAATGATTCTGGTAAATTTATGAAAGTGAAATCTAGAAAGCAAAAAGGTATCAATTATTTTTATATTTATCAAAATCAATGGGAAAGACCCTTATTTTTTCATTATAATATTAATGGGACAATTGAGCATATTATTTACGAAGAATCAGAAATAATTGAATTATTAAAGAAAGAAAAAAAAAATTTACCATCATTCATTGGTTACAATATTTATTCTGATAAACATGTGAATGATATAACTAATCCCAATGGAATAGTAATGAAAACATCTCCCATTACTTCGCGAAAGAAATTCAAAATCAATAAATCTCCGAAAGAAGGACCAGGTAAAATAACATTGACAGAAAGATTGCCTACGGTAGAAAAAATCATATCAAATTATATTAGTGATAATTCAGATTATATAAGAGAAGACTATTCTGATAAAGATTCCAGTAAAGTTAAAGATTCCAGTAAAGTTAAAGAATACACTTTCTTTATAGAAATATATTTAAGATTAAAGGGAATGTTTGTTTCAAGCGATTATGTATTTATTGAAACATTATAAATTTGATTTAAGAAGATATAATTATGTATATCTTATATAATATGAGCTACGATAAAATAAGTAAAGAGATGCTTGTTACAGGTGTTTTGCAAATTGATATCGGCGAAATCACGAATACTAAAAATATAGATGGATTATTGAATTATAAATTATCTAATAATATTAGCGGCGTTTGTGGAAAAGATGGTTATATTATTCCAAAAAGTTCGAAAATAATTAAAAGATCAGCAGGGAAAGTAATTGTACAAAATTCCAACAGTTTTATTGAATATAATATTACCTATAAAATCAAATCGATACTTCCATATAAAGATGAATTATATGAAGGATATGTAAATAATAATACTAAAATGGGTATAATCGCCTACATGGACAAAGAAAATATAAAACAAAGTCCAATTGTTTTCATTATTCCCCATGATTATATGAAAGATAAATCAATAAATATGGAATCTCTTTCTAAAGGAGATAAAATAACTATTCGTATTTCTGAATCTAGAATGAAATCCGGTGCTTCTCAAATACAAGTTGTTGGAACTATTGAGAGCGTTGGGTAATGAAATAATATATATAAATTATATTAGAATATGAATAAAACAGATAAACTAAAAAAAAAATTTGATATACTTGAAAATACAGATACAAAAATTTGTACAATTATTTATAATAAAATTAAAGATTACAAAATACCCCATTCAGAAAATAAAAACGGATTATTTATTAATCTTTCTTGTATTTCAGAAGAACAAATTAATTTATTAAATACCTTTTTAGATAAAGAATATGTTACTGATGATACATGTTTAGATCAAATACATACAAACAAAGAAAGGATTAAATTTCCCATACAACCTATAAACTCTTATCATATTGAATACAAACCATTTATTATTAATGATTTAGAAAAAACTATTATTGATTATAGTCTTTCTTGATTGTCATCTGAAAAATATTTTAGTAGAGGAGGTATACTAATTAATCCTCCTTTTCTTCCCATACCTACAAATAATATTCCATAAAGAAAGATAACTATTACTAGAAATCCAATAAATGGACTCCTTTTTGAAAAATCTTGTATTACTTTTAATATAGAACTTCCTCTCATATTATAATTTATTCAAATATTTTTTTACGAAAAATTATTAATATTATTTTTTTTTAATAATTCAATGTATCCTTTTCGATCCATTGAAACGCGCAATTTTCTCCTTTGTTCCATTACTCGTTCCCAACTTTTATTAATATTATTTCGATGTATTTGATGAATCTTATTATAAACATGAAATCTAACAAGAGTTAAGTAATACATCCTCTACTATTCTTATTATATTTTAATCTTTAAGTTATAAATATTCATACAATTCAAAATCGATCTCTTCAGCTCTTTCATATCTTAACGCAATTTTAGAAGCAGATATTGTATCTGGGAGCCCATCAATATCTTCAATAAAATTCGCTTGCAATAGTTCTACAAAGTATTCCTTCGTTGTTTTTTGTAATATATCTAATATTTCTTGAACTGTATTATTCGGAGGAATTAAGACCCAAGTATTTTCATTAAATTTCAAAATATTAAATCGCATTTGTATTATTTATTACTATTTCTTATTTTAAATAAATTTATACTAAATTTGATTTAAAGTTTCAATATGATTGAATAGATAAATATGGCATTAGAACTCGTTAAAAACTATAATCAAGAAAATAATTATTGTTCTAAAATTATTGAATCTTCAATTGTGGAAAAAATAAACACAGGAGATAATCAACCAATTCTACATTCTGAGTTTTCATCAATCGAACTTATTCTTAAAAATTATGATAAATTGTATAATCATATTCCAGAAAATGAAAAAGAATTTCACTTGAAACAAGTTATCCTTGATTTTATATCTGCTATGGATAGTGAATACTTTGAATCAAAGAAAATAAATAAGAAGATTTACAAAGAGAAGGTATTGAATACTAAATTGCATAGTAAATCTAATAATTTATCGATATTGTATCTTTTGAATGAGTATTATCAAAAACATTTCATATTTGTGATTGAAAAGAAATTCTATACAACGAGCATCAAAAATTATGAAAAAGTTTTCATTCAATATGATAAAAATAAGTATTCATTTTTAGAAATAGATAATGAATCTGATTATAAAGAGGGAAATTTTGATGATTTAGTTAAAATCACAACATTGATGAATGATATTAATAAATATCCATTTGAGATTTTCATAGTTCCTAAATTAGACTCATTTCAAAAGAGTAAAATTAATGATCTAAAAGATTTATCGATTAAGAATAATTTACCAATTGTAAATATAATTACAGGTAAAAATAAAGTAAAAAAAGATTTATATAGAGAATTAATGATTCATTTTATTAATTTCAATTAGATAAAGTTAGTATTATAGAAATAATAAGATTAAGTGGATAATATTTATATATATTTATATATTATATATTAATGTCATTCGATGTGTTCGTCCCGCAAAATGCGAAAACACGCGATGGGGAACCGGGTTTGCGTTTGAGATATGATAATGCTGCGGGAGGTTACCCCCATGTTAATATAGGTGGTCTTACAAATGGAATTGTTCAACCGGGTAATAAATTGGGTGTAGTTGAATCTCAAAAGAAAGGCAAAGGCGGCGCGGCGCAATATAAGGTAGTCCGTCTCCCGGATAACACGGTAGTCTCCGAAGAGGGTGGACCGGATACGCTAAAAATCTATGTAAATAAAGATCTTGTACAGCGTGGCGCCGCTGGGGCGGCTCAGTCGATATATGGAAGTTCTGGAGCTAATATCGATGCGCGTGATTTCTATAAGGAAGCCGGTTCCGGTATCACAAGGACAAATAACTACGATCGGCTTTCTCAAGATTACAAAGTCAAAACTGCACAAAATAGATCTCTTCTTTTTTATCATAGTAATGAACCTTTTTATGAATTTACAAACTTCTGGAGTCATGATCCATTTGATATTATTTTAGTTAGAGATAATAGCGGACAGCCTGAACCCGGTGTTCCTACAAGGTGGAACACAGTAGAACATGCATATCAAGCCCTGAAATTTATAAATATTGACCCACAAATAATGTTTGATCTTCACCAATCTACTGGGGCGATGGAAGCATATAAGAAAACAAGGGATTATAAAGATAGACATGGAGATTACGCCTTAACATTAGAGGGCAAGGGCCCGGGGTGTTATCATTCCATAGTTGATCCGAGTGTCGCTATGATAGACGGGCTGTTAGAGCATAAACCCTTGGGTTTATATATTAAAGATATTATCATGTGGAATCTGTTAGTTAAAAAATTTGAAAATCCAACCCTAAGGCAATTACTTTTAAGTACTTATCCGCATAAAATAGAAGAAAATGCGGTCGGACCAACTAATGGCAAACCGGATTCTTACTGGGGGAATGGTGGAACTTTGGGGAGTGGTAAAAATATACTTGGAAAAATGCTAACTGAACTTAGGAGACATATTCAGGAGATTAATAGAGGCACATCGGGGCGCGCGGGATTCGGTATGGGATTTGAATTAAGGTGGCATCCGGACAAAAATTTTTATGTGGCACCAGCTGGACAGCCCGGGTCTTCTCCTGTTCCTACTCATGTGACACAAGGTGGCCATCCTGGGTATTCTCCTGTTCCTACTCATATGGAACAAGCTGGCCCGCCTGGATATTCTCCTCCTCATGTGGCACAAGCTGGCCATCCTGGGCACTGGGGGGACCCTGTTTCTCCTCATGTGGCACAAGCTGGACAGCCTGGGTATTCTCCTGCTCCTATGGCACAAGCTGGCCATCCTGGGCACTGGGGGGACCCTGTTCCTACTCATGTGGCACCAGATTCACAGACGCACATGAAATATAAGACACAGGCGGTGGTCGCAGGAGGTCATCATATGCCGGTTGATATAGGAGATGGGACGATATTACAAGTTGTTGTACCACATGGGTTAATTCCCGGTCAGGAATTTGAGTTTTTGGCACCAGTCAGGCATTCTCCTGCTTCTTCTCATATGGCAGCTGCGCGGAAACCACAAAGGAAACAAATCGTTATTACTGCCCCAAACGCAAAAATTAAAGTTTTCGACGACCCTCGAGATGCGGTGAAAGGAAAGATGCCGAATTGGAGGGATAATGCTATAGAAGGAAACAAATATTGGGTTGATACATATGAAGATGGAAGCGCCCGACTATATAAAGTAAAGATATCTGAGGGTGACAAAGTCGACCATTATAAAATATATAGGGAGTCATCTGGGGGAGATGCAGAATTAGGTTATATCAATGCGCTCAGGGCCGCTCCCATCTCTATGGGTGGCGGAAACTATCATAAAAAGCCATTGAAATCAAAAAAAGCTTCGTATTCAAAGAATAAGAAAAAATTAAAGAGAAAGAAAAATAAAAAATCAAAGAAAAAGAAAAAATTAAAGAAAAAGAAGGAAAAAACAAAAAAGAAAAAAAATTCATCACAATACATATTTAACACGAGTTCTTCAAGAAAGAAAAAGAGAACAAAAAGATCTTAAAGAACTATCGAACAAGAATAATTTACCAATCGTAAATATAAGTACAGGTGAAATAAAGTGTAAAAAGAATTAATGATACATTTATTAATAACTAGCTCTTGAACCGAATGAATAATTTCTTCCAACTGTGACCCATAAAGTTGCAGAAATAGCTAATCCAATGACAATTCCATCATCGAATCCTTTATATCCTTTCATTGATGCGCCAATATAACTAGTTGCGCATATAACAGCAAAATAGAATAATAATACTAAATAAGCTTTGGAATATAATTTTACAAAATCACGAGTAAACATTTATACTATAGTAAATATATTTTTTTACAATTCTGTTTGTTGTTTATTCAATAAAATTTTGAACTTTTCGAATAATTCAGTACTATGAATTTTACACAATTGATATCTATTATCCAAATAATTACTCAAATTTCTCAATAATTCACCTAAGTTTATGTATTCATCTTTATGAATTTCATAGTTATATTTATTCTGATAAATAGAAATGTAAATTTCATCTTTATTATTTATCTGGTAATATTCGCATAATTTATCATATAAATATCTTTTTCTATCATCATTGGGAATATCTTTCAGTTGATTTTCCCATTGATTAAGTGATGTAATTATAGTTTCTGAATTTTTATAATTCCTTAGACTCCATAATAGTAAATTACCTTTTCTTTCATGATTAATATTTTTCCGAATTAATGATTGAGAATTATTATTCAAAGACCATTCTAAATTTTCCAAATTTACTTTATGAAAATTTTGAATAACATTATATGATATATTAGTAGAACTTATAGAACCTTTTAATTTAGGTAATTCACCTGTAAGTAAATCTTTGAAATTTTGAATATTATGAAATATAATATTTCCTTCTGTATCATGACCTCTTCTCCCCGCTCTCCCAGCCATTTGTAATATATCAGATATTGTATAATTTGGTTCTTTATATCCAGACAAAGCCACAGAACGGATAGGCAAATCAATACCTAAACATAATGTTCTATCGGAAATAACGATAGCTAATTTCTTTTGACTCAATAATTTTTGAAGGATCCAATTGTAACTATCAGGCATTGAATTAACATAAATACCTATACCTCTTTTTAATAATTGAAAGATAGGATTTTCATATTCAATTGTAATACCAGAAGATTTCTTGATTTCTTTTCGAATTGATTTTATTTCATCTCCACTCATTGGTTCACCTGATACAAAACAATAATCTGGGTGCTTCTTATAAATATCTTGCTCTCTAAAATCTGGATTATGAATAAATTCTTTCATTTCCCTTCTGAGATTCTTCGAAACATTCTTAGTAATATCTTTATTTAAGTATTGTTGATACATATTGCAAATATTTTCAATAAATTTTGATTTTTGATTGGAATCATATTCTTTCATTTTACTCTGTTTTTCTGAAACAGCATCTTTTGTTTTTATTTTTATCGATTCCTCATATATCTTTCTCTTTTTCAGATAATCTTTATAAAATTCATTCTTTTTCTCTAATATTTCATAATAAAATGGCCATTCCGCCTTTTCTTTATTATGCAACTCATTATATATGTATGTGAATATTTCCTTTGATTTATCCTCTTGTGTATGAAAATAAAGTAGAGGAAACATATTTTTCTTTTCACATTCCTTGAAAAACGGAATTATATTAGTTAGATCATTATCTATTGGAGTATCATTAATTTCAAATGATTGTATGATTTTATCTGTTTTACTATCATAATTCTTTTGAAGATGAATAAATTCTTTTTTAATAAAATTTTCATAATTTTTAGAATCATCAAGTGTGAGTAATTTATCATCTTTAAAATATGTATCTGGATCTAAATTATCAATTATTTCTTCAGCATCATCTTCAAAAGTTTCATACATTTTTTCATAAAGAGTATAACAATCATTTGGCGTGAAAGGTATATTATATATCAATTCAGGATTATCTTTATTATAACATGTGATTGGATGAACTTTCTTCAATTTATTATTTAAATATGTATATTTTTGTTGATTGATAAATCTTTTATTATATTCGATATATTCTATCTTTTTTGTAGGGTGGATCTTGGTGAAAAAATTCTTCAAAATATCTATACTTTCAATTGTAGCCGATAAAGCAATAAAATTACTTGAAATTAATTTTATAATATTTTCATATTTTTTACCATAATTGTAATCATCAATATTATGTATTTCATCAAATACACAATAATCATAATGAATATTTAATGTTGGTAGAGAATGTTCTATTATATCCGGGGTTCCAATAAATACCCTTGTATTCTTATCATATGAATAATTATTGATATTATCAATTAAAAAATGAACTTTGAAACCCATCTTGATAAAATTGGCTCCAACCTGATAAGCAACTGGTTTAGCTGGACACACATATAATATTCTATTATGAATTATACCAGCAGACATTGCTATTAGTGATTTACCAGAAGAAGTTGGTGCTCGAATAATTATTGATTTATTTTCTCTAATATGAGAAATTGTAGTTAATTGCCAATCTTCAAAATTGAATCCAGATTTATCCCAGAAATTTAATGGGCTTAGCAAATTACCCATCTCTTTTAACATATATGATTTACAATCATATTCGTTAAATTTCTTATCTAATTTTTCTATCATTTTAAGATATTCTTCATTCTTTATAAGATATTGATTATCATTCTTTAGATTATAATATAAATTCAGTATATGTTTTAGATAATCTTTTTTCCCCTTTTTTTGAAGTTTGATAAAGAATTGTAAAATTTTAAATTTAAACTGTTGTTTCCCCTCATTTGTTTTAAGTTTTTCAAAATTACTATATACATTATCTTCATCAATATGCTTGAATATATATTCAATCATTTTTGTATCATCATCTATATTTTTCCTGTGTCGAATTTTTTCTTGATTTTCGATTATAATATCTTTCTTCTTTTTGTGTTTTGATTTCTTTTTTGAAGTTTCAATTTTCTTATCTAGATCTTCAATATTATGTTTTAGATTCGTATTAATATCAATAGATAAATCTCTTATAAAAATTCGAAAATCATTGACATCTATATTCTGCCAGTTAGATTGAAACATAGCTATTATCAATATACATTTGAGTCTACCCTTTAAGCTATTTTTTAGATGAAAATAGAATATCCAATGTTTTGAAAAAACAATAAAATACAAGCAACATAACCATATATGTTCTAACAAAGGTCCAATTATCATCAATCTCAGTTAGTCTACTAAATGGATTGAATTCAGGAATTTGAATAGTTACTTCAGGTCTTTTGATAAGTAATTTATTTACCATTTCTTCAAGGAAAATCGTTTTACCCGAGATCCCACCACATACCGTAGATTCGTACTCTTTAGATAATTCAATTAGATTTTTTATTGCTTTCGGAACAATTGGTCCTATTTCTTTTAATATCATATTTAATTTATTTGTATCTTCATTTGATAAATTGTTCAAATCTATTTTATCATTATTCATAGTTTTAAATATAAGTATGCCTATGTATAAAGATTCTTCTGTAATTCCGTTAATTGGACATCTTTCAATAATATTCAAATGTTCTATACAATTGACAAAATCGTTATAGTGAATTGTTCTTAATTTATTGAATTTAGCTTTGATATATTTTATATGTTTGTCTTCTAATTCAGATAAACTATTCGCATTTTTTATATCGGATTGGATTTCTATTTCATCAAATCCTTTAGTTTCCAATAATTTATTACTACATTCTATAAATTCTTCATTTACAGAAGGTGCTATTAAATTATATAAAATATTATTATTATTATTCATAATATGTTTTTTGAATTCTGATTCATTCACAGTACCCGAATTATCTTTGTCCAATTTATCAAATAAATCATCGTTATATCCATCATCAATATCTTCACTATTTTGATTGATGTAATGAAGGACTTCCTTTTTAATAATTTGTTTTGAGTCATATCCTAGATTAAGACCCCCAATTTCATTTATATCTTTTCGAAGTTCTGAAAATTTAAATTTATCATTGATGATAATAATAGATAATAATTCATTTTTATCAATTAAATTATAATTTCGAAATGGTGAATCATAATAATTATTACTGTTCCAACCTAGTTTTGTATTTAAACGCCCTTTATTATTGATAATTTCTATTAATTCTTTCTTACTTAAAGCATTTAAATCAGATTCATTAGAATATTCTGGGTTGTTATTTAAATATTTTTTAGGAATTTTAGTTCTATTTTGTAAGAATACATTGAAAATATCATAGTTATCTAATAAATTACTTTCTGTCTGTGTTATTTTCCAATCACTTTTATTCAGAACTATTCTAAATTGATCTAGATAAACACTCTTTTGATATTCAAACCAATCTAAATTATCTCTTGAACATTGTTGTTCAATTGTTCGCATCGAGGTTGTTAATTCATTCTGAATATTTCTATCTTGAGAAATAAATGGTATATCGAAATTATCGGGACATTTTTTACATCCTAATATATCTGTATAATAATAATTTACATCATTTCCATCTGGATCTTTTGTAGGACAAATACCAAAACATATTTCATTGTATTCTTTTTGCCCATGATTTTCGCAAAATTCATTTGAATTATTCTGACATACTTCTTGAAAATCAGTATAGGTTTTTTTTAATTCTTTTTCACCATTCTCTGATACTTCTAAATTTGGACAATTTTCAATATTCATACTTTAATATATATATTTATATATATATAAATGACCAATGAAAATACATGTAAATGTGGAGGTCAGGGTTGTATTATATTTACAAACATAGATTGCGAAAATGAAAATAATGAAAATAATGAAAATAATGATCTGATTACTAAAATTCCTTATAATACATCTTCTATAGATAATTTAGAATATATTTGGGCTTTGATTATTCAAAAAGAATATTCTAATTATGATGAATGGTCATCATTATGGACTATTAAATGTATCTCAAAACAATATAAATATTTGAAAAATAGATTAAATTCTACTAATTGTCCGAAAAATAAATTTAGTAGATATAATCTAGAAGATTCTTTGAAATTAAATATATATAAAGGAGAGAAAGCAGGCGATTTTACATTAAATGATATTATAACTATGTATTTTTCAAAACTAGAAGATTTTACTAATAAAGCTATATTTGTTGAAAAATTTATGATTTTGTGTAAAATGTTAGAAAATATATTATATGGAATTATACTTTTGAATAGCAAAAAATTTGTTCATTATGACATAAATTCAAATAATATTGTAATAAATCAAAATAAATCTAAATTAATTGATTTCGGATTTATTTTTCATTATAATAAAGACATAGAGTATGATTTAAATGGCGTGAAATATAATCTATATGCAGATAATCAATATAAACACTTTTTAAGAAGAACATTTAAAGAATTAGGATGCTTGAATAATTCTACAGTTTCTGGATTATCGGCTATGACAAATAGATTTTATTCTCCATTATGTCCATTTGATTTATACAAAATTGTTATACAATATAATAGACTGAAGTCTAATAAGAAAGTTGAAAATTTAATAATAAGATTATTAAAAAAGGATTTGAAATTATCTCTAAATCCATATAACTGGAGGAAAAATTATGGTATTATAAAAGGAATTAATGAATTTATATTTGATCGATCAAATTATCATGAAGAATTAATGATGCAAATAGCCGAATCTATAGAAATATTATCCCGTGAAAAAAAATACAACCATGAAAAATATTTAGAAGTGGTTAAGAGTGTAGATATCTATTCATTCGCAACAAATATAATGTACTCTTTAGTTAATCAACTTCGTAAATTATTATCATCTAATGATAAATATTTATCGGAATTAGAATTATTTGCGCACGATGAATGGTTAAAATTTATTGAAAATATTCATTCTGAAAAATTATATAATATTATGAAAATATTAAAAAAATGCTCTCATCCAAACTCTAAAAATCGAGCTTCGGCAAATAACAAGTTATATAGAGATTATAGAAAATGTCTAAGAGAATATTTTAATAAATCAAAATATAAAAAAAGGACAAAACAAAAATATAATTAAAAGATAATAACATAATAAGAACATTATGAAGATAGCTATTACGGGGAAAATGTGTTCAGGGAAGACAACTCTGAAAAATTTTATATGTGAACATCATCCAGAATTCAAAATGTATTCATTTGGACAAAAAGTAAAAGATATTGCCTATGATTTATTTAAAATGAATCCTTCTTTCAAAGATAGAACATTATTAACATCCATTGGACAAAAAATGAGGGAAATCGATGAAAATGTATGGATCAATTATCTAATTAATAATACAAAAAATCAAGAATATTGTATTATTGACGATTTAAGATATCAAAATGAATATGAAGCACTTGTTGAAAATGGATGGAAAATTATAAAGATAAATATCACACCTGAATTACAAGAAGAAAGAATAAAACAGATTTATCCCGAAAATTATCAAGATCATTTAAATAATCGAAATCATTTGTCGGAAAGAAATATATTTGAATGGAAAGAAAATAATGGACCAATTATAACTATAAATTCATCTGATGATCCGGAAAAAATAAAAAAAAATATCCTAAGAATTATTTCTAAGTTTAAAAATAATTAAAACAATATCATATGATTTATTATGGAGAATATATTTCCGATTACTAAAAATAAATTAGTAAAAGAAAGATGGTTAAACCAAAAAATAAAATATGAAACAGATTGTACTTATCTAACAATTATAGATGAAAATGTAAAAGTTCTATATAATTGGATAGATAAAACCTCTGATATATCATTAACTACTGATAAAGATTCGTTTAGAAATGATTTTATAAATTATTTATATAATCAATATAAGGCTCAATAATGGAAAATATAGAATATTTTGAATTAAAATACCTTGAAGAAATACATGATTTATTTCTTCAAATCCAGAATAAAGATAATTTTTTAGGAATTAATACTCTATCAAATATTAATTCTACCGATTTAATGGAATTTATAGAAAATCACATTGAAATAAGTCCATTTTATAATAGTGATTCAGAAACAGAAGAAGATTATGATAATCTAGAATACACTAATAAATATGGAGAATAGTTTAATAATTCATCGGTCGATATTTCATTTACACTTGTATCATTATATCGATACCATTTACCATTAAGATAATTTTTACATGCTGCATAATAATGCCCTCCCCCCGTTCCACCACTATGTATCCCAATTGATTTTAATTCAAAATTGTCTGATTTTTCTTTATTTAGAGAATATTTGTTCATATCTAAAATAATTGGAAATGATATAATTTTACTTATCTTAGTGTTATCATTTTTATATTGTTTTAGTAAAATCATAATAACATCAGATATTCTCCAGAGAATTGTTTTTTGAAAAGGACAAACTTCTAATCTACAATTATCGCATTTCCATTTATTTTCATTATCCAATTGTTTTTTTATCGTATAGTTTTTCATACAATCTTCTAAATTATTACAATCATCTGTTAATTCTAAAGAAATAATATGTAGAGGATCATGACTTGTTGTATAATAATTACATTCAGGGCAACTAGTGATTGTTAGTAATTGAGAATAAAAATTTTCAATTATATATGAATAAGATTTTTCATAAAAATCCTTCCATGTTTTATTTGCTAAATTAGAAATTTTATCAGCTTCACTTTTTTCTGATTTATCATAAGTCATCTGTACTTCTTTCTTGATAGATTCATGTAGTAAATCCAAAAACAAAACTAAAAATTCATCAATATCATTTTGTTGAAAATTATTAAATTCTATATTTTTTTCATTACATAGATAATTAAATCTTTTTAATAATTCAATGGGATTTATTATTTGATCCTGTGTATTTTTCCACATTTTCCGTTGAAATTGGAACCATTCATACATTAAACTAGATGTAGATGCTATTTTACAACTGTTGAAAAATCTTTCATAATTTGGATTAAATAATTTAAGATGACTCAAACATTGAAGCGCAGAATTCATGTAACATGTATTTCCTAAATTGGCCAATCCTTTATTACCAGCATATAAATTACTCATTCTTAATAATATATCTTAAGATTTATTTAAATTATTTAAAAAAAATGTATTGACTATAATATAAATGAGTGATACTTTAGATTCTATTATTGATAGTGTTGATAATAATGAAAATTTAGAAATCAATGAAATTGAAGAGGTTGAAGAGGTTGAAGATGTTGAAGAGGTTGAAGATGTTGAAGAGGTTGAAGAGGTTGAAGAAGAAGAGGAGGAAGAGGATGAAGATGTTGAAGAAGAAGAGGAGGAAGAGGATGAAGATGTTGAAGAGATTGAAGAAGAGGATGAGCCTGAGCCTGAGCCTGAGCCTGAGCCTGAGCCTGAGCCTGAGCCTGAGCCTGAGCCTGAGCCTGAGCCTGAGCCTGAGACTGAAGAAGAATTTTCTGATGATTTAATTCTATTACCCGATAATATGATTTCATCAAGAAATATAGCAAATTTTCTAGCCGGTGTAGTAAATAAAACTACTTCATTCAGAAAATTTCCTATATATTTTAGACAATTTGATGAAGAGAATAAAGAAATTCCTTATGATATTTACAAGGTATTGGAAATTATGTACCTATGGTTCGATGTTGGGGAAGAGATGAAAAAAATTAATTATTTTCAAGATTTAGATAATTATATCTTGAATAAAGAATATGATTTAAATAAAGATAAAGCAATTGAGTGTAATAGAAAACTTAATGAATTACTACTAGAGTTATCTAAAGTAAATCTAATAAATTACGAATCATTGAAAGTTAGAATTGATTCTATTCTTAATTAGAGTAAGCTAATCCTCCCATACCCGACATAATTCTCAAGATATTGTAATTGATGGCATATAAATTATAACCTATTGGACTGCCACTTTCATACTCTTGAACAAATTCTGCTGTATCTATTCTCGAAAAATTACAGGTTCCCGATGGTTGATGTTCTTCTGGTTTAAGAGCAAATGAATAAACTCCAATACTATCCCGAACATTCAAACCACCGAAACCTGAATGATGTTCCCATACTTGAACTCTTGAAAAATATTCAGCAGGTCTTGCTTTAAATCTATCATGACCATTTAATTTTATTTTGAATTTATGATTCGTATTAGATCCACTAATATTTTTCTTGGCAAAAAGGTACGGAGTAGCATTTATTAAAGCGTTCAAAGGAACTATTCGTTGTCCCTGATTCGCTGCTTTGCCCTCAGTGCCACTTACATGACTGTGTGTGCCCGTATTGGCGGTGCGCGCGTCATCATGGAGCTGGGGAGGGAAATTGTTATACATATCTGTAAAATCTGTTATTCTAGGAGTTGACCAAATTAACTCTTTGATTGGATGATTAAAATTAAATTCGTTTGTTTTTTGCGCATCTAATTTAGTGTATTGTAATTGTTCGATCAAGTATTCATGAGATACTTGAGCGAATCTTCTTCTTTCATCAGTATCTAAGAATATATATTCTGCCCAGATTTCATTTGTTAATTTATTAATATCATTGCTTGTAGGTTTACTTACTTCAGATAAGAATGCATCTAGATCCGTATCTGTTATCTTGGGTTCAAGTGCATCCACATCATTAGTCGAATCTGTATGAATTAATACAAGATTCTCAAAATTTTCAAATGTTATATTTAATTTCACTTCATGATATTGTAGAGCAATTAATGGAAGAGCTAATCCTGGATTTTTACAGAACCAAAAAAAGAAAGGTATAAAAAGTCTTGCGGCAGCAGTTTTACCCGTAGATTCAGGATTGTATAATTCAAAACCGGGATATTTAGGATTAAGATGATTTCCTGACTGTGTATCTAAAGCAGTGGATAAAGACATTCCATTTCCTACCATATTAGAATAGAGGGATTCATGATATCCAGATTTTGGCATTTCAACTAATTGTGAATAGTTAGTATGCCAATGACCATAATGTTTATCAATTAATTGTCCACCTATTTCCAATTCATATTCTTTCATAAGATTGCTCCCATAATCGCAGCCTATATGTATATTTTGATCGTTAGTATGTTCTGTATTATGGATAATTATATCGTGTTCAAGATAAACTCGGTAAAGTAAATCTCCATTTCTGGAAATAGTTGTTGAAATACGAGATCCAAAATCTGCCGTTCCATCAATTGTTTGCTTAATAGATTCCATCGAAAAGTTTGTATGTCTTCGATAAACTACTTTGAAAAATGTGATCTGAGGGTTTCCTGTAAGATAGATATCTTGTGCGCCGTAGGCGACTAATTGCATTAATCC